TTGATCAAGGGTAACAATATAAGGCAACATAACACCCGAAGGATTCCCCTCCATATCCGTGTCTTCAAAACCTTCCAAGTCCAAGTCAATGTGGCATTCCAATAAGGTATAAGAGTCATCAGAATAGTTAGGGCGTAATCCCAACAGCTCATCAGCACGCTCTTGGATAGCTCCATCATCTTCACCATCATCTGATTCAGATAATTCAACATCTCTATATACTCCTGCTACTTGTAGTTTGCGAATATCATTATATGACATCCTAACTACATGAGTAACCCTCTCCGCTGTTCTTAAATCACTAGCCGAATATGGAACAACCATATCCTCTGCTGGTACAAACTTGGAAACGGCTCTCTGTTTGGTTTCATCAAAATAAACTTTTTTAAATGTAGATCCAGTAAGTGGCAAATAAAACAACATTTGATCTGTATCTGGATCATACTCTTCCATGATTTCAGTTATCTGATAATTCATGAAATCTTCTACACGCTGGGCTTGTGCTTCAGTCTCCTTGGTCGGTGCACCAAGGATCTGGGTCTTTACAGGACCGCCACTTGGTAACATCTCTTTGTAACTTTGTGCTTGAAACTGGGTCACAGCCTCTGACAATAATGGATGAGTTACACCACTGGCTCCTAAGAAGGGTTCACTTCGATCTTCGTAATTAATTCCAAGTAACCCTAATCCTTTGGCAATAGCCTCTTCCCAATCTTCCCTAGACTCAACGTCCTCTCGGAATTTGGATCTAAGGTCTGATGATAAATCTCCCAGAACTGAATCGTCAAGAACCTCTGCAAGATTGGCTCCATGGTCATATGGTTCGGCTTCAACTTCTAATAATTCCTCACTTGCTAATTCAATTCCTTCAGGTAACTCTTCCAATGTTTCAGGTAGCTCTATTTGAAGACTATCCTCTTCGGGCATCATTTGACCCCCTGCTCCCATTGATCCTTCTACCATACCTGCGATTTGTCTGGGTTCTATTGCCATTATGTTATCCTTGTTTTTTTACTCTTTGTAGGACGTAACCGATCAGAAAATCTATTGATAACAGTTTTAACTTTGCCCTTTTTTACTGTCTTCTTTTTAGACATTAGTAAGTTCCTTTAAACGTCCCACCACGAGCTTTCATTACTCCGCCCATGTTCATTTTTCTAATGGTACCCCCTGCTTTTTTATTTATGTCTGGAGTATCTTTGACTTTTTTCTGTTGTCTTTTTAAACTAGCCTTGTCCATGATTGGTCTATTCATTTCTGCCATGTCAGCTTTTGTCTGACCCTCATATGGATCCTTTTTCTTTTTTGTTCTAACTGGTTTTAATCTACCACCTTGAAAAGATTGTGGGTCTGGAACTATTAATGTGTCGTGATTAAATTCCATTGTCTTTTGACTATCAGCACTTTTAAGTCCAGAGTTAAGTTTTTGTAACATCGCAATTGTAGTGTTGTGCTTCTTAGCTATACTACTCAAAGTATCGTTCTTTTTTACATCAACTTTCTTAGTTAATTTACTAGACCCACCAGAAGAAATAGCTTTTTTTAAATCACCAAAGAAACTTCCAGTTGATTGTGATCCACCGTCTTTCATTTTTTTAACGCTACCACCATCTTTCATCCCCAAGATAGTCCTAATTTTTTTTTCAGTAACATCACCTTTAATAGTTCCTACCTTTTTACCATCCAGATCAATAATTTTTAATTTGTCACCATCCCTCTTTATAGAAAGACTTGACTCTATGTTATTAATAATTTTACCTGCTTGTTTGTCAGAATAGCTCATTTTATACTCCTAATAATATTCTCTTGCCCTACGAGGAAACCAGTTTTCTGGTATCTCTTCGTTCTCTAAACTAATAAACCCACCTTGTCTAAATCTCATAATAGCCATTGTCATACTATCACAATAGTCATCATGATCTCCAAACGGAAAAGATGCAACCTCTTCTATCACATCTTCAGCAAACTTCTCTCCATCAGGATACCACACTTTGCCCGACTCGAAAATAGGTGACACCATATGCATCCTCGTGGTCTTGTCTATACCACCTCCACCCTTCCGTCTACCAGGACTAAATGTAGTAACAGGTAAATTTACTAATCTTAACTCATCCGCTAAAGGTTGACCAGTAGCTTTTGCCTCAATCAACATTAAGTCAGGTTCCCAATATTCATTCTGCTCTAATGCAATCTCCTTCAACTCGGGAAAACTCCATCGACCCTTCTTCGCATCCAACATAATAATATGTTGATCACCATCTTCCTTTGGCTCAAATATACCCCAAGTCGTAATAGCACTGTAGTCAGCACTCTCTTTTTTACTATACGCAGTATCATAACTCTGAATAATGTAATCTAATCTCGGTGTGTCTTCTCTTTCCCAAAGTTGCCACCAATCTCTCTTGATCATAGCAACAGCTTCCGATGTCGGGTTTTGTTGCCACTGGGCGTTCCACTTGACCGGGGACAGTGAAGCCTTGACCTTTAACAATTCATCTACTTCCCAAAACTCGGGCCATAAAGGTTTGTCACTTGGCAGAATAGCTGGAAATTCAATTACCTCCCATTGATCTGCCATATTGTCCATTGCCATATTCTGAACTAATCGTCCCGTCAGGTCCTTCTTTGACCATCTTGTTTGCACAATGATGATGGTACCCCCCGGTTGCAATCTCTGTCTCGGTCCAGATGTGTACCACTCATAGGTATTATCATAAGCAACCGAGGACAATGCATCTTGTTCCGAGTGAGGATCATCAATGATCAATAAATCCGCACCACGACCCGTCATTGCGGCACCCACCCCCGCAGCGAAATATTCCCCGCCTGCACTAGTCTCCCAACGACCTGCTGCTTGGCTATCCTGTTTCAAGTCCGTGTTGGGGAAGATCTCAGCATATATGGGATCGGCAATGAGATCTCGGACTTTCCTACCGAATCTTACAGCAAGTTCCGTGTTCATGGTAGCCTGTATGATTTTTAATTTAGGATTACGGCCCAGGAACCACGATGGCATTAAATATGACGCTAATTCTGATTTCGAGTGTCTAGGGGGCATGTTGATTATCAAACGCTTCAAGTTACCCGATGCAATGTCCTCGAGCTTTTTAGATATGACTCGATGATGGTTCCCCTCTATAAACCCTTCATATACATGTTTGGCATATGATAGGAATTTTGTTTGGGCAACTTCCCTGGTTTGAAGTCGCTTGTGCTGTTCTTCCAGTAACAGGACTTCTTGTAACACCTCTTTTGGCAAAGCATCTAGGTTCATGCCCGAACAATAATACACTTGAATGAAAAAATCAATGCTGCAACCTGCTTCGGTTGCTAAAGAAGCCCTCGCCCAATTTTAGGGGGTGGGGGGGCAAGATTAATGAAACTTGATTTTGAAATTTACAAAGTTACCCTAAAAATGTTTCATGATACAAGTAGCATTTTTTCAAGTACGATTTTTCTAGCTACTTCTAAACATTCTTTTAAAGGGGCTTGTACTATTGGGTTAGGTTTTTCTAATTTTGTAGCTTGATACAATGCCGATTGATACCCGTCAAATAAAAATAGATCAGGGTTAAAGGGTACTTGATGCAAGATAAAAGAAACCCCTTTAAACTTATTATATTTTAAATGCCAAGCTACTTGGGACTTTTCTAACTTAAATAATGTATTATCTTTAGTTTTCCCATTTCTTTTTATAGGGGTTTTTAACTCAATTAATATAGGTATTGATTTATATAATAAATACAAATCGGGAAAACCAGAACTTGTTAAACCATTTTCTATTTTATGAATAAAACATTCTTTTGGTAATGTATCTTTTATATAATTAGAAAAGTTTTTTTCACTCATTTACGCCCCCTTTTTAATATAAGATTTTATTATATATAGTATCAATAAACATGATAAAAGCAGCCTCCCATGTAAAATTAATTTTACTTTTTTTTCAAGAAAAATAAGCCTCCAATCTTATTATATATAGAAAGTAAATTAACAAGGAAAATAAATAAAATGATTATTTGTGATAAATGCAAGAAATTAACAAATCAAGATGAAATTTTTTATAATAATGAAATAGAAAAATACCCTTTTAATAAAATTGATTATGAATTTAACCCTAATTTTGAATGCTTATGTTTAGAATGCTATGAGGAAGAAGTGAGGAATGATTATAATAAAAACATTAAATAATATGGGATATTATGCTTTTTTTAGTATATTTAATTAAAAATATAATGTATAAATATAGTATAACTTAATAAAAAAGGGGCTTTAGCCATGCAAAATAATAAACTAGCTTTAAGTAATAAAGGCAAAATTAGAATGTTTAAGTTTTATTCTAAAAGGTTAAGCTTATGTGAAAAGAAAAAAATAGTTCTTTTAGATAAGCTAAAAAAAGAAAGTAATTCTTATAATTTAGGGGGTATCGGGCAAGTTTCGGAAACTACTTTAAATAGTTTTGACGATTTAATTCACTTAATAACTACTTATGAATTTAGACTAAAACAATTAAAAAATAATACTTGGGGGGCTTAAATTATGCCATATAAAAAATTTAATATAACTAAAAAAGATCATTATCAAGAAATTACTAATGCATTTATTGAACTGTTAGAAAATGAAAAAGGAAACTTTGTCAAAACTTGGCAAGATAACAGTTTAAACGGGCATTATAATATTAAGACTAAAAAAGCTTATCAGGGTACTAATGTTTTTAGTACTGCCATAAGTAGCTTTAAAAATGGTTTTAAATCTAATGAATGGGGCAGTTTTAAACAATGGCAAGATAAGGGCTTTAAAGTTAATAAAGGGGTCAAAGCTACTTATATTATATATTTTGAAATGATCGAAAATAAAAAAGCCCAATTAAAAGGTGAAGAAAAAAAACTTATTCCATTGTTAAAAGGTTTTCCGATTTTTAATGCTGATCAAACTAGCTATAAAGATAGTAAAGATTATTTAAAAAACCTTAATTTATTAAAAGAACATGGCAATAAATTAATTTTTAATAATAAAAGAATTGATAAAGTAGTTAATAATTCTAAAGCTATTATTAAACATGGAGGCAATAGGGCTTTTTATAGCCCTACAAGTGATTTTATACAAATGCCTAATAAAGAAAGTTTTAAAGATGTTGATAATAATTCAAAAGAAATAAATTATTATTCTACTTTACTTCATGAATTGTCGCACTGGTCGGGGCATTCTTCAAGATTAAAAAGAGACTTATTTAATCGTTTTGGTAGCAATGCGTATGCTTTTGAAGAACTAGTAGCTGAAATTTCATCGGGCTTTTTATGTACTATGTTAGAACTTGTAAAACTTCCCACCCCTAATCATGCTAAATATATTAATAATTGGTTAGAAGTTTTGAAGAGTGATAAAAAAGCTATTGTTAAAGCTTTTGCATTAGCTCAAAAATCTAGTGATTTTATTTTAGAATTTCAAGAAAAGAAAAAGGTTAAAAAAGTAGCTTAGTTTTAACCCCTATTTAAGCCCCCTATATTGGGGCTTAATTGGGGGTTAAAGGTAAAACTCAATATAAATAATAACCATATAAGGGGCTTAAAATGAACTTTTTAATATTCATCACTAAAGTATTAATAATACTATCTTATTTAATTATGGGGCTTTTTATAATCGATATAGCCCCTACTACAATAATAAAAGATATGGGTTTTATAGATTATTTTATTTGTTCTATTGGTAGTATATTTATACTAGTATCTTTTTATTTATTTCATATTTTTAGCCA